ATTTAAATGGATAAACATAAGCACATATCAATTATGAATTTTGAACAAACGATATGCGAAAACTTGATTGAAATAGATTATAGTACCTTTAAAGATACGTATGAATTAAACAGTGCTCGGATGATTACATTTACAGCATACCGAACGAATGCTAATCGATTTGTATTTGACTTACTTGTGAATGAAAATTTTGTAATTTATAAAGGCGAGAAATTCATTATTAAGAATGCAATTTCTAAAGTCGAAGGACAAAAAGTATCAATGGACATCACTGCTTATCATGTAATGTTTGAATTTCAAAATCATTTCGTGGAACAGCTTGATGACGATAGTAGTGATAAAAAGAAAAAAGAATATACATTATCACAGTATCTTGAGTATGGTTTTAAAAATCAAAAGACAAACGTGAAGTACACATATAAATTATTTGGTGACTTCAGTAAAAAAATAATGGTTGATAATATAGGCGGTAAAAATGGAATTGAGTTTATCAAAGAAGCTATTGATTTATTCAAATGTATTATCTATCCAATCGATACTGAAATAGGTTTTTATACTCCTGAAAATTTCTATAAACGAAGTGAAGAGATTATTAGATATAAATATAATACTGATAATGTCGTCACTACTATTAGCACAGTAGAATTACGAACTGCAGTTAAAGCATATGGCAAACGACGAGATAACGACAAAAAGAAAAAGTATGAAGCTATGATTGAATATGTGTCACCACAAGCTAAAATATATGGTAAACGATATGCAAGTCCAATCAATAATGATGATATTACAAGTGAAACAGAATTAAAAAAATGGGCTGAATCACAACTACAAGATAAGCCAAAAACAGAATTAACAGTTAACTATATTAGTTATAAACATTTATCGCCTAGAGATACGGTTTTCTTTATTCATGAATTAATGAACTATAATACTGAACTTAAAATCATCAAGTTAGAACGGGGACATCCATTTGTACAAACGATTGACATTTTAACATTTAGTAATGAATTAGAGGATATGGTTAAAATTCAACAATCACTGAATAAAAAACTAAAGGCTCAAGATAATAAATTTGATTATAAATTAAATGAGTTTAATCGTTCAGTATCTAAAAATATGAAAGAACTCATACATGTAGGCGAAGCGGTAGGAAGTGTATTAGAATGACAGAAATCAGACCACTTTATTTTGAAGATGAACATATATATCCACAAACACACGTGCAAGCGATTGTAGGATTAAATAATGCTACAACCGAAAAAAATGGGCTATTATCCAAAGAAGATAAACAAAAACTAGATAAATTAAACGTAACAGACTCTAATAAATTAGGGTCTGTTTTTTATAAGGAGGTGACCTTAAGTGCCGATAACGAGCATTAGAACTCTTACTGTAAACAATGAAGAAGTATATGCTAGGACTCATATACAAGGAGTGGATGGATTAGCAAATTCAACCGAAAATAAAGATGGTTTAATGTCAAAGGAAGATAAACAGAAATTAAACAGACTACAAGAATTTGATATATCCAAATTAAATGAAGCGACTAAAATAAGTCCTGGTTTAATGAGTATGGAAGATAAACAAAAGTTGGATAATATTGATAAACATAATCAAATAATTAATAGGAATGTGAACGTTTATCCAAATAAAACACAAATAGTTAATTTAAATAAAAATTTAACATCTTGTTTAAATGGAATTATCTTAGTATGGCGTTTAGATGATATAGATGATTTATACCATTATCAATATGTACCTAAATACCATAACAATCATCCTAATACTTATATTACAGAAGTCATCCCTTATAGAAATCAAGGTAATAAACTAGACTACTGTATAAAATTAGTAAGAGTATCTAATACACAAGTTGTAGGTGCAGCAAGTAATCAATTAGCACCATCTAATCATGTTCGATTGCATGAAATTTTGGAGTATTAGGAGGTAGAACATGGGGTTAATAACAACAAACTTAAGTAATCAAGCAGGAGCGGAGTTTAGACGACAACTTATTGAAAACTTCAAAGAAATTGAAAATTTCATGGGTGATTACAAAACTGGAGAAGCGGAAAAGAAAATCTCTAGTCTAGTTAAAGAATATGAAGATGAATTATTTAAAGAAGTCAGAGCAATCGTAATGCCGGAAGAATCACCACTTGAAGTGACTAAAGAAGTCGTTGATAGCAAAACGGATTTAAAAGGCGTTAAACATGATTCATTATCGGAACGTATTAGAAATGATTTAGAACAACTTAAAAAAGATCAAGTTGAAAATAATCCACTACACAATACAGTAGTGACTAAAAATGGAATGGTCGTTTATGACTATTCTAAAAAATCACAAACACTATCTGATATTAAAAATATTTATTGTATAGGCGATTCAGTTGCTAGAGGTTTACATGCTAGTAAAAACTTTGGACAATTTTTAGCGGAAAAATTAAATGCTAATTTAAACAATTTAGCAGTATCGGGCGCAACATTCTCTAAAGGAAGTGATAATAGTATATTCGACCAGGCTTTAAAAGTTAAAGACGCAGACTTAGTTATCGTACAAGGCACTGATGATGATTGGCTAAAAAATGATGGTATTGAACTTGGCGTAGATAAAACTGATATTAGAACATTTTTAGGTGCATTCTATCAAATTATAAAAGTGATTAGAGCGCAGAATAAAGATGCAAAAATTGTATGTATGACTGCAACACGTCAATTACCAGTTAACGGTACTTACATTAGAAGAAAAGATACGGATCGAAATAGATTAAATTTAAGCTTAGAAGACTATGTTAATGCTCAAGTGTTAGCATGTACTGAATTAGATGTACCTATTTTTGATGCATATCATACAGATATTATAAATCCATATAATCCAGGATTTAGAAAAAAATATATGACAGACGGCTTACATCCTAATGAGTTGATACATGAAGTGATTAGTTATGAATTACTTAAAAATTATTACTATTTTTATGGTTAAGAAAGGGATGATATTAGATGGCAAATCAAGATTTATTCTTTGATATAACAAAGCAAGGTACAGAACAAGAAAAGCAACAATATATCATTAGTCGTGTCGGTGATGGTGGTTTAAAAGCAATTACAATTACTGTTTATTCAAATGGTCGTCCATATAACATTACTGATTTAACTCCAGTTTTCGAAGGTGTTAAACCTGATGGAGAACGTATTATTGATACAACAGGTGGTTTAGTATTAGATCCACGTAACGGCGTGTTTAGATACATTCTTCCACAACAAGCAAGTACTGCAGAAGGTGATTACCAACAAGCATTCTTTAAATTAAAACGTGGAGAACAAACAGATTCATCATTAGAAGTACGTATTAGAGTATTAAAAAACAAAGTAGAGTTTGGTATTAATTCAGAAAGTTACTTTACTGAATATCAAAAAGAATTAGAACGATTAAGAACAACTGTAAATACTGGTATTGAGGAATTAAAGCATACTGCAGAAGCGACTGAAGTTAAAATTAATAGTGAGGTAGAAACAGCTAAAGCATTAGACACTCAATTAAAAGCACTACAGTCAGCAATAAATAGTAATCAGTTAGCGACTAGAGAAGATTTAACTTCTCAAATTAAACCATTAAGCGATCAAGTTGTGGCATTTACAAATTCACTTGAAACTACAAAAGATACTGTAAATGCAAATGTACAAAAATTAGTAGATACTAAAATGGATGCAGGAGTAGCACCTGGAGTATTAAGTAATCCTGCGAATATTACTAAGTCTGGAAATTATTACTATAATAGTAGCACTCAAGGTTTACCTACATTAAATGGAAGTAACGCAAATGGCATTATTCAAGCAGTTATGCGTGATGAGAATAATGGTATGTTATCTATTTTAGGTACTGGTTTAACAAGAGAAAAATATAAAGGTAAATTATACGATAGATGGAAATCTTCTACGCCAATATTATTATGGAGTGGTAGAGCATCAAGTGGCGATACTGTCCAATTAAAAGATGATGTTCACAATTACGGGCAACTTATTATCAACGTTACATTTACAAGTAATAGACATGCTACACACTTTGTGACTGTACCGAATAATGGAGAAACTTTATATTTAAATAATATTGGATTAAGATCTTCGGGGAATGGTTATAAAAATGGTTACCTAGATGAATTATCTATTTTATTTAAAGATAACAATCGTATTCAAGTGGTTAAGTCATTACTTGCTACTGATGGAGAACAAGCGATTAATTCAGATACAGCAATTACAGCAATATATGGAATTTATTAATCTCTACCTATTTAAATAGGTAGTTTTTTTAATACTAGGGGGAATTTATTAAAATGGCAGAAATGGTAGATAAATATAATATTGAAGTAGACGACTTTATGAGTCTTATCTATTCGGGTAATAAGGTGTTCGTTTATATTTTATTATTACTTATTTTTGTAGATGTAGTTACTGGAATGATTACTGCATTTAGTGAAGGTAAATTAATGAGCAAGAAAGCAATGCTAGGGTATGTTAAGAAAATCGCATTTTTATGCGTCATCATTGTATCAAATACATTAGATATTATTTTCCAATTACATGGCTTACTTGTTAATGCAACAGTAATGTTCTTTATTATTGGAGAAGCAACAAGCATTGTAGAAAATTCAGTGAAGTTGGGTGTACCAATTCCTGAACAACTTAAAAACAGATTAAATATTACTGAAGAAACTAACAAAAACTAAGGAGTGGCTTATATAGTCACTTCTTTTTATTTAGGAGCGATAAATTATGGCAAAAGAATTTTTAGAAAATTGGAACGGTGTACCTGTATATTTAGATTTAATTCCTTATGGCACACGTCGTACTGGACAAAAATTAGATACTGGAAGTCCAATCTTCGCAGTATATCACGATACTGGTAATCCAGGCAGTACAGCACAACAAAACGTGGACTATTATAAAAATACTTACATGGAACCTTGGGAATCAACAGCTTCAGCACACTTCTTTGTAGATGATAAAGAATGTATTATTAATGTACCGATTGATGAGAAGGCGTGGCATGTTTTATATGATACGCCTACTGATAATTACTACTTTGGTGATGATGCAAACGATGCTGCGTTTGGGGGCGAGTTATGTTACTTCCCTGATGACAGAGAACGTTCATTAACTGCATTAGATAATTTCGCAAGAGTCTGTGCAGTATTATTTGAGTCTTGGGATATCGACCACTTCCATAAGTGTCCAGGTCATCAAGATATTCAAGATGACAAACAAGATCCAGGTAATGCACTTGAAGCTTGTGGCTATGGTAGACATGAAACTGATGTCATTGATAACTTAGTACAAAAATATATGGATGGTACAGATGTAGATAAAGATACAATTACAGATTTACTTGAAAAAGAAGATGTGATTGAGAAAAAACCAGTCGGATGTACACGTGTTAAAGTATGGTCTGAAGAACCTTATTACAGAGGAACAATTAAATATGATGCATCATTACGTGAACGTGCTGGTAGTAGCTTTGATAACTACAGTTTTGCTAATGAAATTGATGTAGTGTCGGAAGGTACTACAGT